CCAGATCGGCAGCTCGGGCAACTACGCCCAGATCGGCAGCTCGGGCGACTACGCCCAGATCGGCAGCTCGGGCAACTCCGCCCAGATCGGCAGCTCGGGCGACTCCGCCAAGATCGATAGTACCGGCGAAGATTCCGTGATCTGCTGCGCGGGACACGGAGCTAAAGCTAAAGCAAAAGCCGGTAGCTGGATCACGCTTGCAGAGTGGGCGTACTCCGAAGAGAAAGATCGGGATATCCCGCGCTGCGTGAAGACAGAGTACGTCGACGGCGAGAAAATCAAGGCCGATACTTGGTATCACCTGAAAAACGGCGAATTTGTGGAGGTAGAGTAAATGGCGATCAAAAAACCCGCTGAATTGGACTTCAGCGACAAGAAATTTATGTGCATCATTTCCGGGCAGCCCGGATTGGGCAAGACAACACTGGCGCTTTCGGCCCCGAAGCCGTTTCTGTTCGATACGGACAACGGCATCGCTCGCGTCCGTCCGGAACAGCGCAGCGTGACGTCCGTGCTGGAGTCCTACGAAGAAATGCTTGGCGATATGGATTCTGAAGAATACAAGGCGGCTGAATCCGTCGTGATCGACACCGGCGGTATGCTGGTGCAGCTTATGAAGGATTGGGCAAAGAAGCAGGACAGTAAGGCCGCGAAGGATGGCCGCGCCATGTACGGCGTGATCAAGGCCGAATTTGACCGGCTGTGCTATCAGATCCGCGCAAAGGATCGGAAGCACCTGATCGTCGTGTTCCACACGACGGAACAGCAGAAGGGCGACACCATTCAGACGCGCCTTTCCTGCGAGGGCGGAGCAAAGGATATCGTCTGGACGCCTGCGGACTTTGGCGGCTATATGTTCATGATGGGCAATAAACGCATGATCGGATTCGCGCCTACCGATGAGTATTTTGCAAAGGGCTGCTTTGGCGTGCGCGGCGTGATGCAGCTCCCGGAGCTCAAACCCGGCCAGAAGTCCACGTTCCTGACAGATCTATTTCGCAAGGCTCAGGAGGATATCAACGCACAGGCCGCGATCTATAGTGGCGAGAAAGTCGCATACGACGCGGCAATGAAAGCCGGACGTGCCTTTATCGCTCTTGTCGGCGATCCGGAAACCGCGCTGAAAGCCCGTGAAGAACTGGCAAAGATCGAACATGCACTGACGAGCGCTGCAGAGCTTGGCGCAGAGTTTAAGCGCAGATGCAAGAAACTCGGCCTGAAATACGATAAGGAGACGAAAACCTATGTACTGGCTGACGCAAAGCCTACTGAGCAGCTGGCAGCACTTTCTTGACGCAGATGATGTATATGCAGACGCGGCTCTGTCTTCCTTTCTCTCCACGCTCCGGCGTGAAGAGAAGGAGACGACCCCGGCTATGCAGGCGAGCATTGACTTCGAAGCGGCGATTAACAGCGCAGTTGTTGACGTACCGGTCGAGCCGGTCGGCACGAAGTATGACCAAGCTGTAGCAAAGTTTTCCCGTATCTGCGCGGGCGGTCAGCCGCAAGTGCCGGTTGCAGGGAAACTGCATGTATCGGGCTTGGATTTCCAGCTTTACGGCGTCTGCGACTATGTAAAGGCTGGCGTGATCTACGATATCAAGCGCGTGCAGCGGTACGAATACGGCAAGTATCTGCACAGCCCGCAGCATCCGATGTATCTGCATCTGCTCCCCGGCGCATCAAAATTTACATATCTGATCTTCGACGGCTCGAATACTTACGTGGAGACGTACCGGCGCGGAGATTTTGAGCCGATCGAAGAGACAATCAACCGCTTTATCAACTGGCTGATGGGAAACGGCTATCTTAACGACTATTTTACACATTGGGAAATGAACGACGAAAGGATGGAAAAAGTAGATGGGATTTAAGGCAGTGAAGAACGATGGCGGGCTGATGAAGCCCGGCGATTACGAGGTTTATCTGAAATCATGCGGCTACAGTCTGACGAAAAACAACAACGAATGCATTAAGTTTGATTTCGTTGTCCGCGAGGATGTGGAGCAGGAATACCAGAAGAAACACATCTTCAAAAATTTCTGGCCTGACCGTGATACTGGCGAGTACGACGCTGATAAGATCGGCAAGTATGCCAACGCGCTTGGCATTGAGCCGGGAACGGATTTCGAGCTTGACGATCTGGTAGGCCGCAACTGCATCCTGCATATGGAGCCGTTTGAGGGCGATGACGGCGTGATGCGTGACTGCATCCGGTATCTCAAGCCGAGCAAGGCAGAATCCTTTGTGACGGCTGCACCGGCCAGCCCGGCAGATTTCCAGCAGCTCGACGAGAACGACGACGATCTTCCGTTCTGAGGGCTGAAATATGCCGAACAGAATTATCCGGGAAAGCATCTGCACAAGCGATAGCGTAGACAAACTTTCGTGGTTTGAAGAAGTTCTGTTTTATCGGCTCATTGTAAACTGTGATGATTTCGGACGCTTTGATGGGAGGGCGGCGGTCGTAAAGAACCGCCTCTTCCCGCTAAAGGAAAACCTCACGCTCAAAACTGTAGAAAACGCTCTTCATGGGCTGGCGAGTGCTGGATTGATTGCTCTGTATGTGTTTGAGGGCAAACGCTTCCTTTACCTACCAACATGGGGCAAGTATCAGACGCAGCGTGCGAAAGTAAGCAAATTTCCTTCACCTGATGACGGGAACCAAGCGGATGAAATCATTTGCAAGCAAATGCATGCAGATGTTCCCGTATTCGAGAATCGAGAATCGGGAATCGAATTCGCTATTCGAGATGCGGAAGATAGCGCGGAGCCGCAAGCGGCGTCCACGCCACCGGCAATCTCTCTGCCGCTGAATGACGGAACGGAATATCCCGTTTCCGTGGAGCAATGCCAGGAATGGGCGGGCTTGTACCCTGCTGTCGACGTGATACAGCAGCTGCGGAACATGAGGGGCTGGTTGGATGCAAATCCGGCCAAACGGAAGACAAAACGCGGAATCAATGCGTTTATCGTCCGTTGGCTGGCAAAAGAACAGGACAAAGGCGGCACGCAGGCGGCGCAGTATAACCACGCTGCAAAGCCCGGCTACGGCGTGCAGGGCCACCATGACCCGTTGAATCCGCTGGAAGAGGCTGCAATCAACAGGCTGTTTGAGAAGCCGCCGAAGGGCGCGGAGAAAATGCGACACGGGGTGCAGATGCACAACGACGAGCTGTCAGCGTTCCAGCAGGCGGCAATAGACCGAATGCTTGCGGAAGACAAGGAGGATGAGACATGAGATTTGTCTGCGACTGCTGCCACGATCTGACGAACATCGAGGCAGACCGGATGGAGATCCGGGACGACAAGCTGATGGCCTACAACCGCGGGCGGCTGGTCTACGTGGCGGATCTTGGCCAGATCATGCTGGCGAAGCTGACGCCGGGGAGGGAGGAGGCAAAATGAAAGAGAATGTGCTGGAGCGAAATGCAAGGCTGGATACCGAACGGAAGATTGCGGATTTTCGAGTAAAACAGCAGATGGATTATGAGTTCAAGGTGAAATACGCCAAAATCCGCGCATGGGAATTCTACGATCACCCAGACGTTGCAGGTAGCTGCTACGTAGCTGTCGGCGGGCTGGATTCCATCACGCTGCTCCTGTTCCTTCGCAGCATCGGTATTGATGTGCCTGCCATCTCGGTATCGTCGCTTGAGGATAAAAGCATTCAGCTGATTCACAAGCAACTCGGCGTGAAGCCGCTGAAACCGCTGAAAAGCAAAGTGGAAGTGCTGCGGGAGTACGGATGGCCGGTGATCTCCAAGGAAGTTGCGGGGAAAATCTCGCTTTTGCAAAATCCAAGCGAGAAAAACGCAACGGTACGCCATGCGATCATCACTGGGGAAACAGGGGCTTACGGCGGGTTCCGCACGGGGACGCGGATGAAGCTGGCGCAAAAATGGCTGGAGATCTTCGGCGGATACGAAAATGAGAATGAGGGCGTTAGCTACAAAACGCCGGATTTTCTCGTATCGGATAAGTGCTGCTATTACCTGAAAGAAAAGCCTTGCAGCGATTATGCCAAAGAAACCGGAAGCTTCCCGTATATGGGCCTGATGGCGTCCGAAGGAGGGCGCAGGCAGAAAGCGTTGATGATGCACGGGTGCAACTACATATCGCCGGGAACGAAACGCAGCTGCCCATTCGCGATTTTTTCGCGGCAGGATCTTTTGCAGCTTGCGCTGGATTTGCAGGTTCCGGTGCCGGAAATCTACGGAGAGATCGTGCGCGACGCATACGGAACACTCAGGACGACAAAAGCACAGAGAACCGGGTGCTCCATGTGCGGGTTCGGCGTGCACATGGAAAAACGCCCACACCGGTTCGACCGGCTGTGGGAGCGGAATCCAAAGGAGTGGGAAATGTGGATGAATCACGTAATGCAGGATGATCGCGGGAACTGGTACGGCTGGGGCCGGGCGCTGGACTACATCGGCGTCGAGTGGCGGGATCCGGAAGCCGCGCTGTTAAATCCGGATGAACTGCCCGGCCAGATGATTTTTGATGGAATGGAGGAGGATACGTTATGACGGATCAAGAGATCGTGCAGGCGCTGCGGTGCTGCGCAGAGGGCGATTGCAAAGACTGCGCCATGCATGAGGATAAGCAGCGCTGCCAAGAGAATTTATTGGCCAAAGCCGCTGAAGCCATCGAGCGCCTGACCGCCGAGAACGCGAAGGCAGAAGCCGAGAGGGACGCGCTGCTGGAATACGCGAAAACGATGCAGGAATGCGAGATGTGCAAGAACGACAGTTTTTGCCATTTGCGAGAGCCAATGGAAGATGATTGCCAGCACTGCCAAAGAGCCTCGGATTGTCCGTGCCAGAAATGCGAGGAAAATAACTGCTGGGAATGGCGCGGCTTGCCGGAAACGCCGGAGGAAGGAGGCAAGGCATGAGTAAAGCTGTTTTGATCAGCATTCGCCAGGGGTGGTGCCAGAAGATTATGAACGGACAGAAGACCATCGAGGTGCGCAAGACGCGCCCGAAGATGAACCCGCCGGTTAAGTGCTATATCTACAAATGCGGAAACGGCAAAGTCATCGGGGAATTTCTGTGCGATGAGATCATTAACATTAACGGCGCGGGAAGGATCCCATCGGACATTGCACGGGCAACCTGCCTGGAGCCTGCGGAGCTGCACCAGTATCTCAGAGCTGCGGTTGGCTACGGCTGGCACATGTGCTACGCCCCGGTGCAGCTGGAGATTGTAAAGGCGCTGCCCGCCGCCGACGTTGCGCCGGTGGTGCATGGGCGGTGGCATCTACTTGACGATTGCGCAAACGCTGGGTTGTATTGCTCGGCTTGCGGCAGAAGAGTCCACCGTGAGGAATTCGCGTACAAAAAGCTGAGATCGAAGTATTGCCCGCACTGCGGCGCGCGGATGGACGGCTGGATGGAGGACGCAGAAAAATGAACATCACACTTTTGAAGTACCCTACCGATGAAGACTGGGCGTTTGCCAAGCAATGCGCCTTAGTCACCATCGGCAAGGAAATGAAAACAGCGCCGGACATGGAGTGGAAACACTCCATCCTCCGGGCGCGGCACAGCCCGATCCGGACGCTGCAGTTTGCGTTTTATCTCGAGGGCGTGCCGTATTGGGTAAGCACGCATCTGGCCCGCCACGTCCACGCGCAGCCGTTTATCCGCAGCCAGCGCAACGACCGGCAGAGCGAATACGACCGGAACGCAGCACGGCAGGACGCACCCGTGGACATGATCTGGTACATGAACGCAGAAGAGCTGATGACGATCGTGGAGAAGCGAATGTGCTATCTGGCGGCGCTCGAGACACGCGACGTTGCTTTGGTGATACGCAAGCTGGTGCTCGAGCAGTGCCCGGAGTTCCACGACCTTCTGGAACCGCCCTGCACGCGGATGCGGACCTGCAGGGAGATGTACCCGTGCAAATACTCGCACGTTCTGACATGGAGGCCCGACTAAATGCCTGAACTGACATATATGGACTGTTGGCATTATATCGCCCCTCTGATCCCTGTGCAGAGCGGGACGGTATCAGTGGAGATATACACGATGGTATTCTGCGCACTGAGAGATGCGGAAGATCGCAGGCGGAAGGAGGAAAAGCAAAATGGGCGTGATCCTCGCGATTGACCCCGGCAATACCCAATCCGGCTATGTCATCGTTGAGCATGACGGCGAGGAGATCCGAAGCGTGTTGGATGCCGGAAAGATCGACAACGAAGAACTGCGGCATAGGCTGCCAGAGATGGTCTACGGTCAAGGATATGATACTGTTATCGAGATGATCGCAGGCATGGGTATGGCCGTCGGTCGAGAGGTATTCGATACCTGCGTGTGGATCGGGCGATTCCAAGAAATTATTTTCCTGTCTACCGGGGATGAACCTGTAAAGATCTTCCGCCGGGAAGAAAAGCTGGATCTGTGCGGCAGCCCGAACGCCAAAGACGCCAACATCCGGCAGGCGCTCGTCGACCGCTACGCACCCGGTCAGCAAAACTTTGGCAAGGGCACGAAAAAGGATCCCGGTTTCTTCTATGGGTTTTCTGCGGACATGTGGGCGGCTATGGCGGTGGCGGTCACGTATTTTGACAAGTACATCAAGGGGGTAAAGCTGTAATGGCAAATATCACAGCGACCTGTCCGGGTTGTGAGAAGGTATTCACCCGGCCCTGCAAGCCGCGCCCGGATGGCCGGTATCTATGCAGCCGGGCATGCGCCGGGGCATGGCGCAAGCTGCACCCTATCTGCCCGGGCAAGCCACGCGGCCGCGCATGGGATGAGGTACGGATCCAGATCACGGCGGTCATCCCGGTCTATCCCGACATGCGCCCGCGCCGGGGTGCAGTGTACGATGCAGAAAAGTACAAAGACAGCAGCAACGCGCCCGGCTATGTCGTGCGCGTCGGCGACAAGCGGGTATGTGTGAGGGTGGACGAATGCAGAGAGATCTGAAGATCAGCCCGTATTCCGCTCCGTGCGGAGACTGCCCCGAAAAAGGCTGCGGGGCAAAGCATACGACCTGCGAGGCGTACATAGCGTTCCGGGAGGCTGTAGACGCGTACAAAAAGAGCAAGGCTGAATCCACCGAACGCAAAAAGGCGACGGGCAGCCTGCGCTCACGGGTCCGGAAGTACGACAGAGCAAAACGCGAAGGGAGGGTGCATTATTGATGGACAAGTATTGGAGTATGGCGAAGGACGGGCGGTATATTTGCCCGGTGTGCAATGAGAGATTCGACGAGGATCTGCTTTCAAGCGGTAAATGCCCGAATTGCGGATTTCACGAGCAGGGCGGCTTGAAGCCTAAAATCAAGGGCGCAAAATACGACGAGGGCAAGCCTCGCCCGTCGCTCGTGCCGGTGGCGGCTATCGAGGCGATCATGCAGGTGCGGGAGTTTGGCAAGGCAAAATACGCCGACGCGGAGGACTGGCGCAAGGTACCGCGTGAGAAGTGGCTGGACGCCCTTCTGCGCCACGTTCTGCATATCTGGGATAATCCGCTGGCGATCGACGATGAGAGCGGCCTACCGGCACTGTGGCATGTTATAACTAACGCTGCGTTTCTGTGTGCGGCGTACAGGGATGATTTATCCAATGCACAGTTGCAGTGGGCAAAGGACGTGCTATATGAGGAGGCGAAGCAATGCGGGGACGCGAGCGGACGCGGCAACGACTGAGGGCGGAGCTGCACCGGCGCAATATCAGGATCAACCAACTGCCGGAGTACATACCGTACTCCGGCAGCACGTGCTACAATTATCTGTCCGGCAAGGTCGCAATGTCGCAGGACTTTGCCGCTGCTGTGCAGCGTGTCATTGATATGTGGGACAATAAGAGAAGCGCCCGGCCTTGATTGGCTGGGCGCTTTCGTTATGCGTGTTTCAGTTCCTTGATCTCTTTGCTGTGCTTCTTGACAACGGACTGCAGCATGACAACGTCTTCTTCCAGTTCGTCAACGCGTTCGCTGGTGACGAAGTCCTTCGACTGCTCTTGCTGCGACTGCAGCGCCTCAAGAATCAGATTCAGCTTCTTGTCAACGGAGCTTTCCAGAATGACGCGCATATTCTGTGCGGACTGCTGCAGGATCCGTTCTTCCATCTCGGTCAGATATTTGAGCTCTTCACTATCAAACATTCGTATTCCTCCTTTATTCTCCGCGCATGATGGCTTTGATGGCCTTTGTGGGGCTGTCGTAGCCGTTTACCATGTATTTATCGATCAGGTCGATCAAGTCCGAGTCGGTGTCGTAGCGCAGCATCAGATTGTAGCGCCGGTATGTCTTCTTGTGATACCGATCGTAGACCTCATTTGTGGTGTAGTTCTTCCGCTTCGGCTTCTCGTCAGGCATGGGCGGGCCTCCGTTCGTTTCTTTCCATGCCGATTGTACCACGCCCGCGCCCGGACCGTCAATCCTGAAAATACTCTGCATAGAACCCGGCATAGCAGGTGGAGTAGATCACGTCGTCGAAAATGTTTTCTGGATCTCCGGCTTTCTGCATCAGGATCTCGACGAGATCGCCGACGCAATAGTCTTCGCAGCCGGTAAACTGCCAGATGAAGTCGACACCGTCCACGACGGTCACAGTGCCCGTATCGTAGTCCAGATCCACAACGAGGCCGGTACGCGTGTAGAAGTTGTCAACGGCCACTGCGGCCAGTCTGGCGGCTTCTGCGGCCTGTGCTTCGGCCTCAGTGACAAGCGCGGCATTCTCGGCCCTGACGGCCTCCAGCTCGGCGGACAAGCGGGCATTCTCGGCACGGAGCGCGTCAATCTCCGTGTTGGCATCAGCTGCGTGGACAGAGGCGCATGCAGTGCAAGAGATGAGGGTGAGAGCGGCGAGGACAACGATGATGATCTTTTTCATGTTTCTTTCTCCTTCCGGCCTGTTGGCCTGTCGTGTGGTGGTTTGCTTCTGTGCTTCACCGAAGCACAGAGGTCTACCTAGTGTCAAGAACTTTTTTCAAAGGGCTGGAAAGATTTTTGTCAAGCCCTTTTCTTACTAACTTTGGAATGCCTGTTTGCCTTAGAGCCGCAAGGGTTTGCGGATTTTTGGCTGTATGTAAATTCTTACAAGCACATTGATTTCGCTGTTATGCTTGCGCTAGCAGCGCAGCGCTGCAAGCGAGCTTGCAAGCGTGCGCAGGCGACGCGCAAGCGCAATTTTTACGCCTCAGGAGGTGGCTGCATGGCGAAGGGCGAGCGGGGAAAGCGTATCAATATTGAGCAGAAAGCCGCCGTCATTGCCGAGTATGCCAACAGCGGCACGATCACTGATGCTGCAAAAGCCGGTGGTGTGAACTGGGAAACGGCGCGGAAGATTATAAACAATAATATGAACGTCGCGGAAGCGGTAAAAAAGACGGCAGAGGAGCGCATGAAAGAGTTCGCTGACAGCCGCCTGGACAAGGTACAGACCGCGTTGGATACCATACTGAATGATCTTCCGGATAAGCTGCAAAAGAGCAATGCGCTGCAGTCTGCGACCGTGCTTGGGATCCTGATGGATAAGTTCGGAGGGCAGCGAGACTTCAACGGCAACGCTGTACAGGTCAACGTGACGTTCGGCAATAAGCAGGGCGACATGGACGCGTTCAAATAGCCAACGCCACCAAATACTCATTTTGTGGCGTTCGTTTTCCGGCAAAAGTTCGGAGAATATGATGAATCTACTAGATACCAGAACTATATGCAGATATACATGCATACAGCGTATATTATGCAGTGCATAAGCAGGGCAGAAGCATGCATAAAGCTATGAACTGCGTGCGCCTGGGCTGCGCGTGTGTGCATCAGTAGGCCCGGGCTGCAGGCCATTAAGGCCCCGCGCCGCACGTGTGTGCAGCCGTGTGTGCGCACCCCTCCACCAAATCAAGAGAGGCATAGGGGAGGGTGGCGGAAAAACACCCGGGTGGTTTCATACTAGTATATATATAATATCCCATCCACGTGTGCGCTCCATCCCAAAGAGGGGTAGCTACAAAACAGGCGGCACCCTTCCGAAACATGCACCTGAAAAATTTCAAAAACCAGACAAAAAGGACCGTGCTGTGTTGGTCTTGCCTGTCTTCGGCAGGCAGGTGAATCCTCCTTGTTTCATCTTTCTTCCCTTCCTCTTGTCCTGTCGGGTGCCAGGAACACCCGGCAGGCAAGACGAGCACAGCACAGAGGTACTGCATGGGCAAGCAATCGTACAAGCGAACAGCGCCGGGCGAGACGGTAAAGATCGACCTCGGGAAGCCGAACAGCGAACCGCAGCGGCAGTTCTTCGCCTCGACGGTGAAGTACACCTGCTACGGCGGTGCGCGAGGCGGCGGCAAGAGCTGGTGCACGCAGAGAAAGCCGGTCGGCGCCTGTCTGTATTATCCGGGATTGAAAATCCTGATCCTCAGACGCCGGTACGAAGACCTCGAGAACAGCGTCATCGACCCGATCGTCAAGCTGGTCCCGGAGACTGTCGCCGTGTACAACGTGCAGAAGCACCTTCTGTCGTTCAAAAACGGCTCGACCATCAAATTCGGCAACATGGACGGCTTCGGCTCCGCTGTCGCCGGTAAGTATCAGGGTCAGGAATACGACTGGATCTTCATAGAAGAAGCGACGCAGTTTACCGAACAGGAGTTCCGCGGGATCGCGGCCTGCTGCCGAGGCGCGACGCCGTTTCCAAAGCGGATGTACCTGACGTGCAACCCGGGCGGCATCGGGCACCAGTGGGTGAAGCGCCTGTTCGTCAAGCGCGACTTCCTGCCGAACGAGAACCCGGACGATTATCTGTTTATCAAAGCGACGGTCGAAGACAACGTCGACCTGCTGGAAGGATCTCCTGACTACGTCAATGCGCTGGACCTTCTGCCGGAGGACGTGCGCAGGGCGCACCGCTACGGCGACTGGGACGCGCTGTCCGGCGGCTTTTTCCCGGAGTTCAGGCGCGGGGTACATACCTTCCCGGAGGATTTCCCAATCGACCCGCGCTGGGCAAAATACCGGGCGTTCGACTACGGCCTCGATATGTTTGCCTGCCTGTGGATCGCGGTCGACTTTTCCGGGCGCTGCTATGTGTACAGGCAGTACAACGAATCTAAGCTCATCGTCTCCGAGGCAGCGAGCGCGGCGATCTCGCTGACGCCCGCGCGGGAGCGCATCGAATACACCATTGCCCCGCCGGATATGTGGTCGACGCAGAAGGACACCGGCAAGACGATGGCGCAGATCTTCAGCGAATGCGGGCTGCCAGTTTTGAAAGCGGCAAACAACCGCGTGCAGGGCTTCATGTCCGTCAAGGAAATGTTGAAGCCGCTTCCGGACGGGAAGCCGGGACTGATGATCTGCGAGAGCTGCAAGAGCCTGATCGACGATATTCAGGCCATCCAGCACGACGAGAAGAACCCGAACGACTGTGCCAAGCAGCCGCACGAGCTGACACACGACGTCGACGCCCTGCGATACTTCTGCGTTATGCGGACACTGAAGCCTGAGAAGCCGGTCGAGGTGGACGACTACGAGGAAGACCAGCTGGACGATTACGACGAATATATGACCGGAGGCGCGCCAAGCGCTTCTTACATCGGCTATTAGATACCAAAAGGAGTACAGGTATGAACACGACGACTGCCGCATGGGTGTTTGCCCGCGCGATCCATCTGATGGACGAGCAGAACGAGACGACCGGCGAGACCTCCACCACGGATACCGCCGAGTACAAGCTCCGGACGCTGTCGATCCTCAATATCCTGCGACACGAGCTGTTCCCGTATTCCGACACCTATGAGGCACAGGACGACGGCACGCGCGACATCTGCACCGAGATCAAGAATTTCACGGACGTCATCGATCTGGACGACGTGCTTGCGCAGGGCATTATGCCCTACGGCCTTGCGGCACATTTGCTGCTTGGAGAGAACGACTCGATGGCGGCATTCTTCAACGCCAAGTATTCCGAGCTGATCCAGACGCTGGCCGCGAAGAAGGCTTCGAAGTGGGAGGACATCACGCCGTACTACGGCGGACTATGCTGCTGATCATGTAAACAAACGGCCTACCATAGCCGTTGAATTGGCCTACCATAGCCAAATACAGGAGGACATAGCATGAACGAGAACGAAACCGATGTTGTTGTGGATGACGACAACTACGACGTGGATCTGAGCGAATACGAAAGTCTGACGGAAGACGACGGCGACGGCAACCAGACCGAGCCGACCGAAACGGAAGATGCTTTGCAGGAGCAGGGATCTGCACAGGACGAGGACGAGCAGGCGCGCGAGGACACGGCCGCTGACGAGCAGCCGGGCACCGAGGAACCGATGTTCGACCTCAAGTACAACAAGGAGACCAAACAATACACCAGGCAGCAGGTCACGGAGCTGGCCCAGAAGGGCCTGAACTATGACCACGTTACAGAGCAGCGCGACCGTCTGCAGCAGGAGAATGCAGACCTTGCCAAGTTCCGTGATGAAAATTCTGCCATCCTCGACACGCTGCGCGCGGCGGCGGAAGCGTCCGGCAAGAGCATTCCGGAGTATCTGACTTCCATCCGCACGAACCTTCTTGTCGCGCAGGGTATCAGCCCGGAGACGGCGCGGGAGCGCATTTTGCGCGAGGACGCCGAGCAGCGGCTCCATTCGCAGCAGAAGGCCGAGGAAGCCGAGGCCAGCAGCAAACGCGACGCCGAGCAGCGACAGAAGGACGATATCGCCCGCTTCCAGAAGAAGTACAAGGATGTCGACCCAAAGTCCATCCCGCAGGAAGTGTGGGAGGCGGTACGCGGCGGCGAGCTTCTGACGGACGCCTACGGCGACTATCAGCGCCGGGAGCTGGAACGACAGCTCAAAGAAGCCAACGAGAAGCTGGCGATCCGGGCCAAAAACGAAAGCAACAGACAAAAATCGCTGGGAAGCCTGCAGTCTACGAAGCAGGAGACCGGCAAAGACCCGTTCCTGGAGGGCTTCCTTAGCGACGACTAAGATAGGAGGCCATAATGGCAAAGACCATCAATCTCGCAGAAAAATATTCCAAGCAGGTACAGGAAAGATTCTACGAAGACAGCTATACCCAGTCTTCGTTTGCAACTGATCTTGATGCTGAGTTTGTAGGCGTCAAGACTGTCCGCGTGTACGAAGTCGACGTTGCGCCGATGAACGACTACACGCGCAGCGGCACTTCCCGCTACGGCACGCCGAAGGAACTCAACGACAACATGTACGAGTTCCAGATGAAGAAGGACCGTTCGTTCACCTACACCATCGACAAGGGCAACCAGGCCGAGCAGATGAACATCAAGGAGGCCGGTAAGACCCTGCGCCGCCAGATGCGCGAAGTTGTGACGCCCGAGATCGACGCATACCGCATGAAGGTCTGGGCAGAGCAGGCCGGTCAGCATGTTGCGCTGACTGCCGCGCCGTCCAAGACGACCATCGTGGAAGCGCTCATGGACGCGAACGTCGCGCTCGACAAGAAGCATGTGCCGAAGAAGAACCGCACGTTCTACATCGACATCAGCTACTACAAGTACCTGAAGCTCGCTTCCGAGTGGATCGGCATCGACGTGCTCGGCAGAAAGTCCCTCGAGCAGGGCGTCATCGGCACGTTTGACGGTGTGCCCGTCAAAGCGCTGGCTACCATGCCCTCGAACGTCTACTTCATGCTGATCTATAAGAACTCGGCCATCTCGCCGATGAAGCTGAAGGACTACAAGATCCACAGCGACGTCCCCGGCATCAGCGGCAACCTCGTCGAAGGCCGCGTCATGTACGACGCTTTCGTCAAGCCGACGATGGCAAACGGCATTTATGTCGCGGCTGCGTCCGGCAAGGTCGCGACCACGCCGACCATTGCGATTGCGTCCAACACCCTCACGCTGACCGGCGGTGACGGTGAGACGCTGATCTACACGACCGACGGTTCCGACCCGCGTTTCTCCGAAACTGCGGCGACCTACAGCTCTTCTTCGAAGCCGACGCTTGAGGCGGGCGACACTGTCCGCGCAGCGGCTACCAAGACCGGCTCGTTCTGGTCTGATCTCGCGGAAGCGAAAAACTGAGATACCACGGAATAAGGGGTGCAGCAATGCACCCCTTTTCTTGGAGGATACCCTATGGCGACAATTTCCACCAAAGACGACAGCAAGGTCTTTACTATCAAGAAATTTCTCGGGCTGAACGAGTCCAACGACGGCGATACGCAGCTGAAATTGGGCGAGGCGTCGGTCCTCAAGAACTTCGAGATCACAAACGAATATCATCTGCGCGTCAGACCGGGTTATAACACCATGCACGCCTTTACCGGCGCTGTCCGCGGCATGTGGCATGGCTACGTTGCAGGCGGCGAGGTGACGGTCTGTGCGGCTGACGGCGCAGTTTGGAATATGACGGAAGACGGGGCGGAGAATATCGGCGATATCCTTGACGCCCCGACGACGTTTTTCGGCTTCGGCGATAAGCTCTATATCCTGAACGGATCCGAGTATCTGGTCTGGGACGGCATCGGATACGTCGAGACCGTCAGCGGCTATGTGCCGGTCGTTGTGACGGCGTCTGCGCCGGGCGGCGGCGGGACGACGCTGGAGCCGGTGAACATGCTGACCGGCAAGCGCCGCGTGCGCTTCTCCGCCGACGGCACATCGACGGTCTACCAGCTGCCGGAGAAGAACGTCACGAGCATTGATTTTGTGTTCGTGGAGAAAGCCGAGGTGACGACGGGCTTCACGGTCGACAAAGAGGCCGGGACCGTCACCTTCACCGAGGCCCCGGCACAGGGCAGCAACAACGTCGAGGTCTTCTACAACGTGGCGAACACGCTGCGGGCGAAGATCGAGAAGATGCGCTTCAGCGAATTTTTCAACGGCGCATCGGATACGCGCGTGTTCCTTTACGGCGACGGCAGCAACAAGGCGTACTACTGCGGCGTGACAGAGACGGGCGAGGCCAGCGCCGAGTATTTCCCGGACCTGTACGAGGTGCAGATCGGCACGGCCAACACGCCCATCACGGCCATGTCCCGGCACTACTCGAAGCTGCTGGTCTTCAAGCCGGAGGCGGTCTATGCGACGAGCTATTCCGCCATCACGCTCGAGGACGGCAGCACGACGGCAGGCTTTTACACCGTCCCCATCCACCGGGAGATCGGCAACGAAGCGCCCGGGCAGGTGCAGCTGGTCAACAACTACCCGCGCTCGATCTGCGCGGGCAACGTGTTCGAATGGCGGCTGGCGACGACGCTGTACGCCGACGAGCGCAACGCGAAAAACATCTCCGCCCGCGTGCAGCAGACCATGAACAGCGCGGACGTGTCGAAGATCTTCACCTTCGACAACAACATGACGCACGAATACTTCCTGTTTTTGAACGACGCGCAGGGGACCGTGCTGGTCAACAACTACGGGACGAACGTCTGGTACATGTTCACCGGCCTCCCGGCGACCTGCGCGTGCGCGGACGGGATGGCAATGTATCTGGGCTTCTCCGACGGGCGGCTGGTCGATTTTGACCATATGCACACGTCGGATGACGGCGCGGCGATCGAGTCCCGGTACGAGTCCGGGAACATGTCGTTCAACGCCGACTACAAGCGCAAGACCAGCTCTATCATCTGGGTCTCGATGAAGCCTGCGACGAATGCGCGAATCCTGATCTCCGCCCGGTCGGACAAAAAGAGCGACTATGCGGAGAAGGAAGTGGCCTCGAGCCTGTCCGGCTTCGACCACGTGAATTTCATCCACTGGTCTTTTTTGACGAACCGCGCGCCGCAGATCGAGCGGATCAAGCTGAAGGTGAAGAAGTTCGTCTATTACAAGATCGTCATTACAAGTGGCTCGACCTTCGGCGACGTGACCGTGCTCGGCATCGACCAGAAGGTCCGCTACACCGGAAATGTGAAATAGGAGGGTGCTATGGAAACGATTCTTGGACTGATCCTGCAGCTGCTGATTTTGGGCTGCCAGATCGCGGTCTGCATTCTCGGCTATGTGCTCGTCACGCGCGGCACCGCGCCGCAGCAGAAGGAGCGGGAGCCGGAAGCGACGGAGTCCGCGCTTGGGGCGACGGACTCGGCGCTGGCCGAGGAAGAACGCCGGATGCAGGAGCAGATGAAGCGCATGATGGACGGCATGAACAATATTTTAGGTTATGACGGCCATCCGCAGGGTGACAGAGAATGAAAGAGAAAATGACGCCGGATAAGGCGTACCGCAGATACGACCGCGGCGTACAGGTCAACACGCAGCTGAATCTGTACGACACGGTCCAGAAAAACGAAAATTTCTTTATCGGCAAGCAGTGGGAGGGCGTGGAGTCGAACGGCCTGCCGACGCCGGTCTTCAACTTCCTCAAGCGCGTCGCGCTTTTCCAGATCGCGACGATCTCGAGCGACAACCTCTCCATGCAGGCTTCGCCGCTGGGCTCTACCAGTATGTATTCGCTCGGGGACCTTGAAAAGGTGGCGGACGTCATGAACAAGCAGTTTGCCGCCATCTTTGAGCGCAACAAGATCGTCACGCTGACGCGCCAGTTCATGCGCAACGCGGCGGTCGACGGCGACGGCGCGACGTACACCTACTTTGACCCCGATATCGAGACCGGGCAGGAGGCAAAGGGCGATATCGTCACCGAGATCATCGAGAACACGCGCGTGCTCTTCGGCAACCCGAACGACCGGCGCGTGCAGACGCAGCCCTATATCATCATCCCCCGCCGCCTCATGGTGGACGAGGTCAAGCGCATTGCCAAGCGCAACGGCGTCAAGAAGGACGATATCGACCGCATCCGGCCGGACACGGAAGACTACAACAACCAGATGGACACCCTGCAGGATAAGCTCTGTACCCTCATCGTCTACCTCTGGAAGGACGATGAGACCGGCACGGTCCACAGCTTCCAGTGCACCAAGGACGTGGAGATCGAGAAGGAGAAGGATACGGGCCTGAAGCTCTACCCGATCACCTGGATGCCGTGGGACTACGTGCAGGATTGCTACCACGGCATGGCGCTCATCGGCGAGCTGATCCCGAACCAGATCTTCGTCAATAAGCTGTTCGCCATGTCGATGCTTTCCCTCATGACCACGGCGTTCCCGAAGATCGTCTACGACAAGACGCGCGTGCCGCGCTGGGACAGCCGCGTCGGCGCGGCCATCGGCATCAACGGCGGCGACGTCAACAACGTGGCGAAAATTTTAGACCCGGCGACCATCTCGCCGCAGGTCTCGCAGTTCATCGACTCCGCCATCAACTACACGCAGAACTTCATGGGCGCGTCCGACGCGGCCCTCGGCGATACCCGGCCGGACAATACGTCCGCCATCGTGGCCCTGCAGCGCGCGTCCAACGCGCCTTTGGAGCTGGTGAAGCTCAACATGTACGAATCCATCGAAGACCTCGGCCGCATCTACCTCGACCACATGCGCGTGTACTACGGCACGCGGTACGTGCAGGTGAAGATGTTGACGAAGGACCAGCTCAATTCGCAGCCGCTCGGCATGACGCTGCCGGAGCAGGATTTCAATACGCCCTTCGACTTCGACATCCTCAACCGCATCCCGCTCTCTCTGAAGCTCGACGTCGGCGCGTCGGCCTACTGGTCGGAGATCACGACGGTGCAGACGCTCGACAATCTGCTCATGCAGGGCAAGATTGAGCTAGTGGACTACCTCGAGCGTATCCCGGAGGGCTACGTCTCGAAGCGGCAGGAGCTGATCGACAAGCTCAAGGGCAATCAGGCCATGAGCCAGATGAACCAGGGCGCGACGAGCGGGAATCTCGTGCCAGAGGTCCCGCAGGCCGGGCAGATCCCGGTCAACGGCGGCAGCGGCTACGGCGAGCTGCAAAGGGCGCTCAACGAAACGGGGGTGGCATAAATGAGCATTCCGACACTCGACACCGATCTCAGCATCATCCAGAAGCTGGACGACTATCCAAACGACATCGGCGGGCTTTCCGCCGCGCAGCTGAAAGCGAAGTTTGACGAGGGCGTGCTTGCCCTGCAGACGTATATCAATACCGTCCTCATCCCCGCGCTCATTGCGGAGAAGCTTCCCTTCACGGCCTCGACGGCCATCAACGCCGACACCATCCAGTCGGCCATCGAAAACGTGCAGTCGCAGCTTTCCCGGGCCGTGGCCGGTACCATCCCGAACAATACCGTCGGCATGGAGAAGCTGACCAAGACCGTGCAGAACGCCATCGCCTCCGGCGGCGGCGCGGCTGCGGCGGTCACGCAGCTTTCCAAGACCGTCGAGCAGAATGTGGCGGCGACGAACGAGAACACGACGGCCATCGCCGCCATCAACGCAGCGAACGTGACCCGCGACGCCGAGATCGCCAAGATCTCCGGCAAGGCCGAACTGTCGCAGGGCGCGACGTTCGTTCTGACGGCGGCGGGCTGGGCGGACGGCAAGCAGACCGTGTCCATCAACATCGGCACGGGGCGCAACGACGCCGTCGGCCTCGACACGTCGGCGACGCTGGCGCAGTGGCAGGAGGCGGCGAAATGCGGCGTCAAGGTCTACAGCGCGAACGAGGAGGGCATTACCTTCTCCTGCGAGACTGCGCCGACGCTCGACCTGCCGTGCGCGTACATTTTGATGTAAGGAGGGGCGTATATGCTCGATCTATTCCCGAAGCAGATCAGCCCGGACGAGACAGCCATCAACACCAAGCTTGGCCGCACCACCGCCGTCACCGAGGACGACACGAATTATACCTCGTACATGGCCCGCGGCCAATCCCTGAACTCGGCTGAGACGACGCCCACGAAGAACGGCCAGATTGCCTGGCGGTACGAATAAGGGGACGAGCTATGAGTTTTAACATTTCGGTCACAGCCGATTCAACATACCCGCCGAGGGTGGGCGAGTATGCCATCAAGTACGATGGTGTCTCCTATGAAACAGGATAAAGCTTTTCCGTCGGCGATGGCTATGTTGAAGTAACGGTATATTCGGAGGGCGCAAGCAGCGGCGAATATGCAGATATGCCGGCATACGTCTATCTGAATTCTGTTCAAGTTCATAATGGCGGAAAGGGTTTCAGCACCTACAAGTATTACCCAAATAACGATGCAACGATAAAACTGACCCGCGTGAGTGGCGACCAAAGTGGAGACGCAACCCGTGCATTCATAACAGAATCGCAGGTATGGAAGGAACCCCAGAGCGGAGGCGGAAATCAGTCCTGCATGGTAAACGGTACGGCCTTGAAACTGAAGCCCGGAAAAACGCTCGTTTCCGGAACTGCTTTTCAGATCAAGAAGGGCAAGACGCTCGTGAATGGTTCCGCATATGAGATCGGGCTTTCCGGCGGCGGCTTCAAGTTTACGGTCAATCCGATCTCAAAGATAGTCCTGCTGCAGATTACGGTGAAGGACTCCAACGGCGCAACCAAGCATGAGTATGCAATGGGTGCTGCGCAGACGGTCACGGCTCCTCTGTGGGGCGATATTCTGCCGACGGATACCATCACCCTGCAGTATAAGGCTACGTCCGGCGACAGCGATACCTCTGCGATCAGCCTGAACGGCCAGCAAAAGGTCAGCGGAAGCAACAAGGGCCTCAGCAGCGGCGTTTCTTATACGCTCGAGAATCTGACCGGAGATATCCAACTCTCTGGCGCAGTGAGCGGCAGCACGTACACGCTGGCCGTCACGATGGGAGGATAAGCGATGAAGTATATCACTCTGCCGCTCACGGAGTGCGAAGCGTTCTTCGAAAAATGGTATCGCAAGCAGTTTCCGTGCAGACTGAGCATGCTGTGCGAACCCGGCGTGATGATGATCGCGCCCGGAAAGCATTACATCAATTTGCCGGATGACGGGAAAGCGTATAAGCTGCTCAAGCTCAACCATTGCGGAGGACCGATCGTCGGCTTCGATGACGGCATCACGCTTTTTGACATCAACAGGAACGAGTGGCGTCCGCTATGGCGGGAAAAGCTCGTAAAGCTGCTTCTGGATAAGGGCATCCCGGCCAGAAACAACGGAAACGACGTTGCAATTCAGGAATTCAAAGTTGCGGGGTATTCTGAGACTGTGCTTGCCGATACCGGCTTTGTGCAGTACGGCATCCACATCTCCATGCATGTCGATGTGGACGAGATCAAGCGGATTTGCCGGAAGCCTATGGTCAAGATACCGAAGGGGCTTGCGGACTACGGGCTGACGCGCGCGGAGGTGCTTCGGGCGCTCGATGTGGAGGAAACGATATGAGTCACAAAACCCTGATCTCCGGCACGGCGTATGAGGTCGTGGGCGGGGTACAGATGATAGATGGCACTAAATTCCAAATGGGGGGGGGGTAAAACCCTTGTCGGCGGGACGGCGTTTGACATCCCGTTTGCCAGCGGCGTGCCACTGTCGACGGTGACGCCGGGCGCGATCCTGTACCTGAACGAATCCGGCAGCCCCGTGCCGTTTTATATCGCCAAGCACGACTACGAGAGTGGGCTAAACGGGGCCGGGCGGACGCTGGTGGTAAGGAAAGATTACTACAAAGATGGGATTGCAACTTATCAGCAGAACGAATACGTCAATAGCTGTTTTGCGGATGAGACGAAAACTCTGATAGGAACAACGGCGTTTTACATTTACAAAGCGAATATCGGAGCCGCAGGCAAAGACGAGCAATCTGGATTTTTGCTGTCCTTGTATGAATTTGGAATTACGGCGACAAATGCGGTGAATGAAGGAACGCCGCTTCCGATAGCAGATACGCTCAAGGCGATGACTCGGACTCAGTGGACACGCACGGTAAATACAGCGAACATGGCACGAGCATTTTACGTAGATAGTACCTATGGCGCAGGTTACACAAATGTTTATAACGAACTTGGAATTCGCCCCGCTTTTACCCTTCCTGGAACGCTCAGACTCGCGCAAAACGCCGACGGCACCTACACCCTAGCAGCATAAAGGAGGACCCACATGGGCACACACCACATTTTGAAAGACGGCACATCCTACGCCATCAAAGGCGGCACCGACCTGGTTGCTGGTACAAGTTACCAAATCGGGGGGGGCCGAACTCTGGTGGATGGTACGGAGTATGAGATAGGATTCGCGGAGCCGGTAACTGTAACAATCAGCGGTGACGCAACAATGGGTAAGACACTGGCCACAGTAACCTATAAAGGTGTTGAGTACGAAAATACGACGATTGCCGCAGAAAAGGGTGAAGAACTGATTTTGACTACGGTCTCGTACAACTGGCAGAGCACGAACGGCCAAATCCTCATAAACGGGACAATCGTGCTGAACAAAACAGGATCATATACATATACATTGTCGAAGGATGTAAATATCCAAGTCGGCTTCTACAGCGCAACGGCTATTGGAAGACTTGTTTATGCAGGGCGCATAACAGTAACAGAACAATAAAGATAGGAGGTCAACATGATCTACTTCAAGGCAAATAACACCGAATACCCGGCCAGCATTGCCGGGAAAGTCACCGACCGGGACTGGGGCGGGCGCGAGAGCAAGGCCGTCACGCTCGAGATGACCCACGCTGCCGCCGCGCAGCTGTTTGTGGACGGACTGAGCTGGTCCATCGTGCAGCGCGATACCGTCCCCGTCTACGACACCGACGGCACCCCCACCGGCGCGACCGAGGAACAGGTCCAGGAATGGGACAATTCCGACTACGCCGTCGCAGGGCCTATCACCGATAATCGCGACGGGACTGTGACGGCGAAGATGGGCAAAAAAACAGCCAGCGACGTGCTGGCGGAACTGGAGGCTACCTATGACGGAAACTAAGCTGGCGCAGATGAAAGCGGCTATTCAGGACGGCAAGCTGGTGCAGCAGGCGGGCGGCATCACCTCGACCGTCACGCAGTCGGACAAGCTGGGCTTCGACTGGAAGAATATCTATGTCAACGACGTGCTCGTCCGGCAGGAATACGTCGAGCAGGCCGTCAAGCGCGGCACGGCGGACAATCCCATTGCGTGGGCCTCCGGCATGGCCCTCATCCAGAACGCCTACTATACATACGGCGGCGAAACAAAGGTCTGGATGGGCGAGGCGGGCGCGAAGGCCGACTGGTCGAGCAGCGATTTTGTTGCGATCTGAGTTTGTGAGGTGAGCACATGCCAACGACCGAAGAGCTGCTGAAGCAGGTCTACAAGCAGCAGACGCAGAGCCAGCAGGGGCAGAACGGCAATATCGCCACGACCAGCGCCGACGCCTCCGCTGCCAATCCGCCCGCCAGCACCGAGGCCCCCGCTGCCGGAGCCGGTACGGAAAACACGCCGCAGGCCCCGGCCAACGGCGAATCCACCGCCCCCGCGGCCGATACTGCCGGAACGGGCGACACCGGTCTCACGGGCGAGGCCAGCGGCAAATCCCTCTGGGACCGGTACCGCGACTATCTTGGCAGTCTGGGTGACTACAAGACCCCGACGGCAAACAGTCAGGAAGAACTCATCCGGAAGATGTACGAGGCCAATCTTGCCTCGAACAAATCCCAGCTCGAGAGCGACTACAACCAGAATCTTTCCGACCTCGGCGCGGAGGAAAGCAAGCTCGGCCAGATCTACTACGAGCAGCAGCGGCAGGCACAGGCGGAGTCCGACCGCAACCGGCAGGCGTTTCAGGAGTACGCGAACGCGCGGGGCCTGAACTCCGGCACGGGCGGGCAGGCGGAGCTCGCGCAGAGCAATCAGCTGTCGGCGAACCTCAACGCCCTTCGCCAGTCTGAGGCAGAGAAGCGCGCGGAGGTCGAGCGGCAACGGCAGCTGCTCGGCCAGCAGTACCAGCAGGCCATCCAGAAGGCGCAGGCCGACAACGACCTGAATCTGGCCAAAGCCCTGTACGAGGAAGCCGTCCGCGTCGACGAGTCCATCACCTCCGCCGCGCAGGCCGACGCCGACCGGGCGCTGCAGATCTTCAACATGCTCAACAGTACCGCCCTTTCCGCCGCAGGCGCGTATGCCTCGAAGTCCGGCGACATGTCCCTCTACGAAAAGCTCCTCGCCGGTGACAGCACCTCGGAACTCGAAGACCTCTACAACAAAGCCCAGCAGATCGTATCCTCCGGCGGCTATTACTCCGGCGGCGGAGGCGGCGGCAGCAGCTCCGGCACATATAAGAAGGCAACGAGCGACGAGACAGAATGGG